TAAATAATCGCTTGAAGTTGTTATTTTGTTTAAACTCATTTATATTACAACAATAATAAAATATATTATTTTTATTAAAATTAAATTTTAAAATTTTTCAATTTACTGTCGATGTTCCTGTATCAACAGATCAACCAGGCGTAGTATACTACGAAAAAGTTGGAAATCAATTAAAATTGAGTTTTTCTAGGATATATGCTTATTGCGGGCAATGCGTTCTTTAGCGGTGTTATGACAATCGAACTATAAGAATGTTGTTTTATAATTTCTAATAATTATAAAATAATTTATATTTCTAATCAAAACTTGGAAAATAACATCCTGATTGATGTACAACATATTGTGGATATGATCTATATATTGTAATCCATCGAGAAGGTAGATTTAGGAATCTTTTGATCTCTTTTTTATCAAGACCACACTGTACTTCAAGGAATTTTTTTATCTGATATGTGCCAGATCCGCTTCGAGGAAATACCGTTACACTTGTACTTTCATTAAGTAAGTTTCGTGTGTCACTATAATTACTGATAAGATGACTAATGTAAACTATCCGTGTATTTGTATGTCTGCCTCTAATCAACAGGTTATCTCTTAACCAAGAAATATATTTTTTCATTGCAGGTTCTTTGATAGAATCACAGTCATCAAAGATAACAACTGAATCTGCCAATTCTTCGATAGAAAATGGATTTTGTAGAAGATGCATATCCATATCTACTCGTTCAAGAGGTAAATGATCAAGAGCCTTATCTTCTTCTACAGGTGAGAAAAGATATAATGGCATATCAGGATACATTTTGTGGAGTTGCTTGAGCCATTTCCCCGTATATACACTCTTCCCACTACCAGATGCACCACTAACGTAAAGTTTCTCAACAATTTTTTTGTTTGGTAGAGGTTGCATAACAGCACCTTCATCCAACTTTATCTCATCATAACCATTCTTAACCTTATCAGAAGGCTGTGCAAGGTAAACAAATTCTTTATCCTTCTTTCCACCTTGTATTTGGGCAATTTTTGTGCCTATCTTTTCAAAATTAAACATGTTGTCTTTTATAATATATACAATATATTTATCAAAATATTTATACACGAAGAAGTTGTGGTTCGATTGCTGGTCTTAGTTGAGGTGTCCTCTCTGATTGCAATTTTTGTGCCATTTTAGACAATCTAATATCTCTAACAAGTTCTTTTTCTCTGTTTACAGATCCAGCCGATTGACCAGAAATCGATCTTGGTGCTAAAGGGTTTGACGATGGTATCCTTTCTCTGGGTTGTTCTGAGGTAACAATTTGATTATAATTTCTTCTCTGATTATCAGATGCTGATGATGGGATAGGTATTCCTACTTGGATACCATTTGCTGGGTGCCAAGCACCAGCAGATTTCATTTCAGATAATTTTGATACTGATTTCGTTTGCAAAGATTTTTCATATCTTTCTAAACCAGTAGGATGGTAACCAAGGTTATCATTTTTGATAGCAGTTGGTAGATTAGTTCTAATAGAATATTGTTGATATTGAATATCTCTAGGATTTACTATAGCCGAGTATGATGACATATTTATTATATGGTTTTATAATATATTTTCTAAAAATAAAATAGATGAAGAATACTATCATACAAACTATTAAAAATGCCGAAAAAGTAGAATTAACTGATACTGATATTGGTAAAATACTAGGCGATCCTCAACCAAATATCCTTATCTATTCTGATCTTTTTGATTACAATACGATCGATCAAGTAATTGGTGATAAAGGGTATGTTATATTATTATATTCAATCAGAGGGAAATATGATGGCCACTGGACATGTCTTTTTAGACAAAAAGATTATTTGGTGTTCTTTGATTCGTACGGATTAGCACCAGATGAGGAACTAGAGTTTATATCTGATTTCCAATCTCTAGATAATAGAGGTCAGGCTGTGCCTCATCTTACTAAATTATTGGATGAATCTGGATACAAAGTACTGTATAATACACATCAGTACCAATCAGATAAGAAAGATGATAATACCTGTGGTCGCCATACCTGTGTAAGACTTAAGTTTCGTGATCTTACACCAGATGAATATCACCAATTGATGGCTATAAAAGATGTAGATTTTTATGTTTCTGCTTTAACCTTACTTTATAGTTTGTAAAAATAAAATGATATTTAAGGAAATGGTTATATAAAGTAAGAAATGGAACAAATCAGAATTGATGATAATCAAAAAATTGATAAAGTTATTGTAACTTGTGTTATGGACTTGTATACATCTTTAGCAGAAACAAAGGGGATTGATGGGATGCAGAACGATTTCACTGATCTTTTTGAAATATTACTAAAGATTAATAAAAAATTATGTAATAAACCTGATACAACAACTAAAATAGAAGCATCTGAGTATTATCATAACTCTGTAAATTATTACAAAGACGATGAGGATGATGAGGACGATGAGACAGAAGACGATCACGGTATACAATTTGTTGATCAAAAATAGATTTTATTATTCTTATAATAATAAAAATGATATTTAAGGAAATGATTATATAAGGTAAGAAATGGTCAATTATCAAAATGGATTAGTATATAAACTGGAATGCAAAAATCTAGAAACAACAGATCTCTATGTTGGTTCTACTTGTAATTTTAATAGAAGAAAACAAAAACATAAATCAGCATGTACTAATGAAAATGGTAGAGATTATAATTATCCTGTTTATCAATATATTAGACAACACGGTGGATGGTCTAACTGGCAAATGATCTTAGTTGAAGAAGTTCCTTGTCAAAATAAGAAACAATTGAATAGAACCGAGGCGAAATATATAAAAGATTTAGGTGCTGTATTGAATTATAGTATTCCTTGTAGAACTGTTAAAGAGTATTATGAAGATAATAAAGAAGTTATTTCTAAAAAGGCTAAAGAATATTATGAAGATAACAGAGAAGTTATTGCTAAAAAGGCTAAAGAATATTATGAAGATAACAGAGAAGTTATTTCTAAAAAGGCTAAAGAATATTATGAAGATAACAACCAAATAATTAAAGAAAAGTCTAAAGAATATAGAGAAAAAAACAACCAAATAATTAAAGAAAAGGATAAAAAAAAATATGAAAAAAACAAAGACATCATCAATGAAAAACGAAAACAGAAAATTGAGTGTCCTTGTGGTTCAGTTATTAGAAAAGATTGTTTAGCACGACATAAAAAAAGCATTAAACATCAGCAATGGGAAAAAAAACAAGAGCAACAAAACTAAACAATTCTAATATATTTTTTTATTGATTAATAATAAAATAGAATGTCAATGAATAAATTAACGAATGCAGGAGGAGCAAATAGTGGCAGGGAAAACTGGATGGATTTATCTATGAATACTCTAACAGCCGATAATGTTACTCTCAAGGGTAACCAGATTCTAATCGAAACCAAAGATAATAGTGGCTTCAATAATTTCTCTACTCAGTCGATGGGCTCTACGAACGAAGTTCTAATAACTGATGGCAACGGAAATCTTAATTTCATTGATCTAGGTTTGATTGATCCATCTCCAGTTGACCCAGATGTTTATCTGAAGGTTCAGAATATTAAATTACCCGAAACAACGGTGGGTAACACACAAATAGATGGCTCTATAGATTTAGATAATGTACTAGCCAATACTCTTATTCTTAATAATAATAATGTTGAAACCGATATATCAGCATTACAACAAAAAACAACAGATATAGCATACAACGCTGGTATCACAACAACAACTATTTCTAATACTTTGAGTAATCCTTCTCTGATACATGCAGGTGGTGATGTACAAGTCGATGGGAAATTGGATGTGCAATGTACTGATAGTAATATCCTTAATTATAAAACACCAGACAGAGGTACTAACGGGCAGATCTTAACATCAGATGGAATTGGTGGTGTATCTTTTCAAGATGCTAGCGGTGGAGGAGGTGGTAGTGATCTAGATTTTTCTGGATTGGTTGGTTCTGTGATAAAAACAGACCTATCAACAGCAACTACACAAACACAATATGGTTCTGTTGAGAAATATACTGCCTTAAATAATATTTCTGCTGGACAACCCGTGATATACGAATATACTGGAGGAAATATCACTGTTAGTTCTATTGGTTCATTACCATCTCAACACGAGATCGCTGGTATATGTTTAAGCGATACTACTACAGGAAATATAGCAGATGTATTAACAAGGGGTTACGTGACTGCCAGAAGAACATCGACTTTTGTACCGTCTGCTGAAACAGTTATATTAAACAATATAACAACTGGAACTACTCGTGCTCTAACTAACAACACAACCTTTACAGATTCAGGCTCGGGGGGCAATTATTCACCCAATGAGAACTACAGTATAACTTTTGATGCAGGTGCTGGATATACTGTTAATTGTACTGTTAATAGTTTTGCCTTTGAACATACGGCATCTCAGATGTATGATCGACTTGGGATACAAACGTCAAATGACGGAGTTAATTACGCTAATATTTCTGTTAGTTGGTTACAAGCATCTTCTACCCCTACACCGCCTTGGAGTACTAGTTTTGCGGGTGGAAGTTGGAATTCTGGAAGTTCATCACCAGGATACATTTTACCAAAAGATGAACCACGAGCGATTTTATTAGGAGGAGTACCTGGGAATACTTTTCCGGCATTAATAAATCTTGGAAGTAGATATGTACGATTCTATTTTTTCGCAGATGGAAGTAGCCAAGATGATGGATGGAACATCACTCTTGAACCAGATACTCCCTATCCAACTTCTGCGGTTTCTGTTGCAGAAGGCGCAACTTTGTATCTTGAAGCAACAACGGATTATACTAAAGTAACAACTGATAATACATCGCAAATTGTTTTAG